TTACCAGCATCAGCAACTAATCCAGTATCAGATATAGTTGATAGTTATTATATAATCAAAGCAGGTCTAAACTATCGTCTCACAAGTTGATTTTATAAACTCAGTATACTATAATATGTTTTGCCTAATGGCATTTTAATTAATTAATATGAGGATATATTATGTTAAATCAAAAAACTAAACTACGTAGGGCTTTTGAAGCTGGTAAGAAACTATCTGCTAAGCAGATTTCTAATTACTTTAATATTGCTTCACCTAGTAAGATTGTTTCAATGCTTAGAATGGAAGATGGTCTTCCTATCTACAGAAACAAACATGTTGATACAAAAGGTAGAGTTGTATATAAGTATACAATGGGAACTTTTTCTAAGAGAGTTCTTGCAGCCGGTTATCAAGCTCTAGCAAGAGGTTTGGTATAAGTAGTTCGCTAGGGGGCGCAATGCCCCCTTTTTCTTTATTAATGAGGGTATTATGAATAGAACAGAAATAATTGAGCAATTAAAAAACGGACCAATGATAGTAACATTTGAGAAAAAAGATGGTACTATTAGAAAAATGAAGTGTACTCTAAAGTCTGATTTACTTACTGAATATGAAAAGAAGACTGATAGAGAATCAAAACCTAATTTAGATATAGTTCCAGTATATGACTTAGAGAAAGAGTCCTGGAGATCATTTAGAGTAGACAGTGTACAAACAATTACCTCTGTATAATAGAGGATTCACAGCAAGCAGTTTTGATCTCTTACATGCAGGTCATGTAAGAATGTTACAAGAGTGTAAAGAGAACTGTAAGGAATTATATGTTGGATTTAATTGCAACCCTAAGGGCAAAAATCTCATACAAACCACTACTGAAAGATACATCCAACTATCCGCAGTAAAGTATGTAGACCATATAATTCCTTATTCTATTGAAGAAGATATAATAAAAATTTTATCAATATGTGATATAGATGCTAGGTTTGTTGGAAGTGATTATAGAGAGAAAGAATTTACAGGTTTACAATACTGCCTTGATAATAATATCGATATACTGTATAATGATAGAAGTCATGGGTATAGTTCTACAGAATTAAAACAGAGGGTTTATGAGAGCTTTAATAACGGGTAGTGCAGGTTATATTGGATCTGCTCTTTGTAAGATGCTTTACAAAGATAATAATTTTATTTTAAGTTGTGATATTAGAGACCCTAATCATAACTATTATACATTTCATGATAATAATGCAACAAATAATATTTTTTATTTTAACGCATTAGCAGAAAAGGTAATTGAATATAACATAGACACAATTTTTCATTTAGGTGCGAGTGCCGATGTTACGGATAGTATGACCCGACCCTCAATATACTATTATAATAACATCGGCACCACTTCTATGCTTTTAGATTGTTTAACAGGTAGAGATTGGAAAGGTAGATTTATATTTGCATCTACTGCAGCTGTCTATAAAGAATCTGACACACCAGTAAAAGAACACTGGGCAAAGATACCACCTAATCCATATGGTCATAGTAAACTAGTATGTGAAGATTATTTAAGAAGAGTAAGCTTAGTTCATGATATACCAGTTGCAATGTTTAGATTTTTTAACGTTGCAGGTGCATATGAAGAAATAGGCGATCATCATGACTCACCTCATGTACTACAAAAGCTTTGTTATAGTGCAGCTGAAACACAGCCATTTTTTATATTTGGTAATAATCTAAAAACAAAAGATGGTACATGTGTAAGAGATTATGTTCATGTATTAGATGTATGTAGAGCTTTAGAACATGCTGATAAGTTCTTACAATTTAATAAAGAATGTTACGTATACAATCTAGGTACAAAAGAAGGTGTTACAGTTAAGGAGTTAGTTGATACTTTTTCAGAAGTAACTAATGTTGATATAAAAACAAAAGATGCAAAAGGTAGACCAGGCGACCCACCTTACCTAGTTGCTGATCCAACGTTATATCAAGAACAAACTAAATTTGTGTACCTATATAGTGATATAAAAAATATTGTGACTACAGCATGGAATTATTATAGGAGAGATTATGGCATTTGAAGAGAATGAGATTAGTAAGAATAGTCAAGGTGGTACTGAATCTGTAAAGAGAGGATTAGCAGAAAGGTTACCAGAAGGTCTTGCAGATGATTTTCAGATTATATGTTCACGTGTAAGAAAGATAGAAGAAGATAAAATTAGAATTTACTGGTTACATGACCTACCAGAAGATCCAGAAACAAATCATTTAAAAGATCAAAATAGTAGAGATAGATTTCATAAGCGAGTTTATTGTAGTAATTGGCAATATCAAAGATATCAATTAGTATGCGGTTTTCCTTATGATAAAAATGATATAGTAATTGAAACTCCTATCGATCCTATTCCTGAAGAAGAAATAGAAAAAGATAAAGATCAAATAAGATTAATTTATACTTCAACACCACAACGTGGTTTAAATATCTTAGTACCAGTTGTTGAAGAGTTAGCAAAAGAACATAAAGATATTCATTTAGATGTTTTTTCTAGTTATAAAATTTATGGTTGGGAAGATAGTGATAAACAATTTGAACCATTATATGATAGAATAAGAAAACATCCTAATATGACATATCATGGTTTTCAACCTAATGACAAAGTAAAAGATGCATTAAAAAGATCACATATATTTGCCTATCCTAATATATGGTTAGAATGTAATAGTAGAAGTTTAATTGAGGCTATGTCTGCTAAAAATATGTGTGTACATCCTAACTTAGGAGGACTAGCAGATACTTCAGGTAGCTTAACTTTTCAGTATCAAGGTGATCATAATAATAATGAACATGCAAGTATATTCTTTCATGCATTAAAGCAAGCAGTAAATGGTATTAAGAATGAACCAGAAAATACTAATGGTTATCTTTCATTTATTAAAGCTTATGCTGATACAAGATTTAATTGGAATAAAATAGTTACACAATGGACTGATCTTTTAGTAGGATTAAAAGCACAATACCCAGATGTTAATTCTAGAAAATTACCTAATGCTAAGGTAGAAAAATTTACTTATGATACTAACTAAGACTCCATTAAGGGTTAGTTTATTTGGCGGGGGTACTGATTTACCTGAATTCTATAATTATGAAGAAGGTGCAGTACTCTCTACCGCTATTAATAAATTTATGTTTATTGCAATCAATAAGTCTGCACATAAGCGAATTAAAGCGTGTTATGATAAAATTGAATTGGTTAGTAATACAAATGATCTTGAACATGATCGTATAAGAGAAGCATTTAAGTATTTTGATTATGAAGATGGATTAGAACTTTCATCTTTTTGTGAGATACCTACTAAAGGAACAGGGTTAGGTTCCTCATCAACCTATACTGTTGGTATAGTACATGCATTAAGTAGGTTAAGAGATAAAAAATATAACAAGTATGAGATAGCAGAAATTGCATATGATATAGAAAGAAATAAATGCAAAGAAAGCTTAGGTAAGCAAGATCAATATGCTGCATCTTTTGGTGGTTTAAATTTAATTAAGTTTAGTGGTGATAATGTAGAAGTAACACCTGTGAATATTACATCTCAAAAAATATCACAGCTTGAAAAAAATCTACTATTCTTTTATACTAATAAGACTAGAAAGGCAAATGATATTTTATCTAAACAAGCTAAAAAATCAGTTGATAATATTAAGCTTCTTAAACAGCTTTCATCATATGCTATAATGGGTTATAACTGTCTCTTAAAAGGTGACCTATCAGATTTTGGTTCTTTATTACATGAATCATGGGAGATAAAAAAAGAACTAACAGAAGGTATATCTAATTCTGTTATAGATGAATATTATGATATAGGAAGAAACATGGGCGCTGAAGGTGGTAAACTACTAGGTGCAGGCGGGGGAGGTTTCTTAATGTTTTATGCATCAGATAAAAATAGTAGAACATATATTAGAAGTGCAATGGAAAGACATGGACTTAAAGAATATAATTTTAAATTAACTAAATGTGGGTCGAGCGTGGTATATGAAAATTAACAAATTTTTTAACGATTATAGAAAAAGATTAGATAATGCATTAAAAGATCTTTCTTTAGATACTGCATGTCAAGCAATAGAGAAAGCAATACAAGATAAAAAAAATATATTTGTATGTGGTAATGGTGGCTCTGCTGCAATAGCGGAACATTTTACTTGTGATCATTCAAAAGGTGTTAGTACAAATACAAAATTTAAACCAAAGTATATGTGTTTAAATAGTAATGTTTCTTTACTTACTGCATATGCTAATGACTATGGATATCAATATTGTTTTTCAAAACAATTAGAATTATTTGGAAGAGAAGATGACTTATTAATTACTATCTCTTCTAGTGGTAAATCGGCAAATATTTTTCTTGCATTAAGTACGGCAAGAGATATGAAAATGAAAACTATATCCTTAACTGGATTTGACGGTGGACCATCGAAAGTATTATCAGATATTAATATACATGTAAAGGAGAATAATTATGGAATTGTCGAAGATGGACATCAAATCATAATGCATAATATAGCTCAATTTATAAGAACTAAGCATACAACAGTTGATATAAATTCAGTAAAGCTATAAAATAAAATAATGATTATATTAGACCTAAGTCAGGTCATGATTGCTAATCTTATGGCACAGATTGGTAATCATGCTAGTGATGTGGATGAAGGACTATTCCGACATATGGTTCTTAATTCTATTCGTTCGTACCGCAAAAAGTTTTTTAACTATGGTGAGTTAGTAATAGCTTGTGATGATAAAAACTTTTGGCGTAAAGATATGTTTTGTAACTATAAGGCTAATAGGAAAAAAGATAGAAAAAAATCTAATATAGATTGGAGTAGGATATTCATTATACTTAATAAAGTTCGAGATGAATTAAAGCTATATTTTCCTTACAGAGTTTTACAAGTATATAAAGCTGAAGCTGATGATATAATTGCAAGTCTAGTTATGGGGCCTCATATGAATCCTCATACTGGAGAACAACTTCCTAAAATTGATAAATTTCTCATATTATCAGGTGATAAAGACTTTAAACAATTACAGAGATTTTCTAATGTAGAACAGTTTGATCCAGTTAGAAAAGAATTTATAGTTGAAGAAAATCCAGACAAATACCTTATAGAACATATTATTAGAGGTGATAGAGGTGATGGTATTCCTAATGCATTTTCTGATGATAATTGTATTGTTGATAATATAAGGCAGAAACCTATAAGCAAAAAGAAGTTAGCTGATTGGTTAAGTAAGGATATTAAAGAATTAGAAAAAATTATACCTTATTGGGAAAGAAACAGAAATCTAATAGATCTTAATTATATACCAGGTTCACTAGGTGCTGAAATATGGAGTGATTATGTTTTACAAAAAGGTAAATCTAGAGAAAGAATATATAATTATATGATAAATAATAGAATGACAACATTGATTAAACATATAGGTGAATTTTAATATGATACGAGATTCGATTTATAATCTACTAAAAAAAGTCTCTGAAGAGAGCACTCCTACCAAAAGAATTGAAAAGCTTAAAGAGGTTGATACCCCTGTACTTCGAGGTGTATTAAAGCATGCTTTTGACCCAGGTATAAAATTTTTATTACCTGAAGGTGCCCCACCATTTAAAGAAAATGATTTTCCAAGTCAGGAACATTTACTCTATAATAATTATAGAAGAATGTACTTGTTTGTGGAAGGGGGTAGAGATGATTTAAAGCCAATGAAACGTGAAATGTTATTCATTCAATTTTTAGAAACAATTGATAAAGATGATGCTAAACTTATGATTGCAGTTAAAGATAAGAAGATACCTTTTAAAGGTATTACATCTAACATGGTTAAAAAAGCATTTCCAGATTTATATTAAGGAGGATAAAATGAACTGGTTTTGGGGAAGTAAATTTATAGGATGGGTAGAGAGTAATTTAGTATGCCTTACAAACTATATTTGGAAAAAAAGAAGAGAGCAGGAAAAGAAGGTAATTAATAAGATCAAAGAAGATCAAAAGAAAACAGTTGCCGCTAATACTGCTACAAAAACTACAAGAAGGAAAACGACAAGAAAAAAACCTGCTATAAAAAAGATCACAACAAGGAAAAAATCTACAAAACAAGCATAGGAGGTAACTATGAAAGTAGTAACTAAAGATGAGCTTTATAGAAAAGAAATATCAACCTTGAATAAGCAGTATTATGATGCTCTTAAGAGAATAAAATTATTACAAAAAGAGAATCATGATTTAAAGCATAATATTATACGAACGAGAAAGAAAGCAAGTTATGCCGACATATAAATTTCGAAACAAGAATTCTAACGAAGAACATGAAGTTGTTCTTAGAATAAGTGAATTAGATGATTATAAAGAGAAGCATCCTGAATTAGAGCAAATGGTAAACGGGTTTCCTGGTTTAAGTGATCCTGTTCGACTAGGGGTGAGAAAACCTGCAGCAGGTTTTCAAGATTTGTTAAAGAACATGAAGCAGAAAAATCCAGGGAGTAAAATTAAATTATTTAATTGACTTTTAGGAGAGCTAATTTGTCCAGAAAAGTAACTACTGTAACAAAACCAAAACAACGACTAACAATAAAACTTGATCATTTAAATACATTTGAACCATTAACAGACAATCAAAATAAATTTTTTCAATCATATAAAACGGGAAGCTATTTTATAGCATTGCATGGAATAGCTGGAACGGGTAAAACATTCATAGCTTTATACAAAGCATTAGAGGAGGTCTTAGATAAATCCAATCCATTTAAAAAAGTAATAATAGTAAGATCAGCAGTACAATCAAGAGATATGGGTCACCTACCAGGTGATGCAGATGAAAAGATGAAAATATTTAGACAACCATACGTTCAAATTTGTCATACATTATTTTCACGAGCAGATGCATATCAAAGATTAGAAGAACAAGGACATATTGAATTTATTTCTACATCGTTTATTAGAGGTATGTCTTTTGATGATGCAATTATTATTGTAGATGAAATGCAAAACATGAATTATGAAGAGATAGATACTGTTATGACTCGAGTTGGTTATAGGTCTAAAATAATATGGTGTGGTGATTATAGACAAACTGACTTAAGAAAAGGTAATGATAAAAGTGGTATATTGAAATTTTTTGATATTGCCATGCATATGAAACAATTTGAAAGAATAGAATTTACTGTATCAGATATTGTTAGATCCAGTATAGTAAGAGATTATATATTAGCGAAATTAAAATATGAAGACGTTCACTCACAACTTGTTGCGGCAGCATGATAAGTTAGCACAAGTTATAATAAATGAAAAAAGGCACTACTGGTCCCCAGATGGTAGTGCCTATCCTTCCGTTACAACTGTATTATCTTCTCTTAATAAAGAGGGTATAATGAAATGGCGTAAGAGAGTTGGAGAAAAAGAAGCAAATAAAATTACAACACGAGCTGCCAATAGAGGTACAAAAGTACATAATTTATGTGAAAAACTTTTACGTAATGAAAAAATAGATTTAAGTAAAGAAATGCCAATTAGTACTTTATTATTTGGCCAGCTAAAACCATTCCTAGAACAAAATATAGACGAAGTACTTGGTATCGAAATACCGTTATACAGTTATAAACTAAAATCAGCAGGTACTTGTGATCTAATATGTAAGCTTAATAATGTAAATACTATTCTAGATTTTAAAACATCTTTAAGACCCAAAAAAGAAGAATGGATTACAACTTATTTTTATCAGACAACAGCATATGCTATAATGGCTGAAGAACTTTATGATATAAAGATTCCTAATATTTGTATTGCAATTGCAGTAGAAGATGATCATCTTCAAATATTTACAAAGGATTCAAACATCTATAGAAGTGAAGTAACAGAAATATTCCGTAATTATTTTTTAGAAAATTATAGTTGATTTAATTAACACATTATACTATAATATAACTTTTATGGATATAATATGAGAGTAATGAGACGATCTAGTAAACCTATAGAGCAACGAGTATTTTTAACTGATGATAAAATACCTGATTATTGTAAACAGATTTGTGATAAGATAAAATTTGATTACAATAAATCTCAGAGTTTAATGCTATTAAGTAATAGTTTAGAGAAGTGGTTAGATGAGCAAAGAGATCCTCTATTGATTACTAATTCGATGAATAAAAACTTTGGTGTTGATTTGCATAAAAAATTTAGTGGTTATACAGGCGAGTATAATAAAGATTATATTGAAGTTGAAATACAAGAGAGCGAAAGAATATCTAATATCTTCGCTCATAAAGCATTGAGGGAATATATGACTATAGAAAACGCAAGCATTGAAGCTATTATGAAAAAAGCAACTGGTACTACTGAGAGTCTAATTAAAACTTTTAGTATTGGTAGATATGTTGTTACACAAGAGGTAAATACCGATAAGAAAAAAGCCGATGGCTCTAAGTCTAAAATGGCTAGTGAAATTTATCTCGAGTATAGAGATAAAAAGACTGATAAAGAAATAGTTACTTTGTTAGAAAAGCAACTTGAGGTAACAAGACAGAATGCTTATACTTATCTGTATAACATTAAACGTAAACTATCTAAACTATAGAGGAAAATATGATTAGAATGAATGAAAAGCATAGACAGATTTTAATTAATCTTGCAAAAAGTAAAATAGAGTCTGCAAAAGCTAATATTGAAATATTAAGTTTAAATCCTGTTGGGGTTGCTGAGCATCCAGATTCTATGGAAACTATTTTAGCTCAAGTTAAAATTATTGCAGAGCAGCAAGACGTTATTGATGTCTTAGAAAGTGAATAATTTTAGAGAAAGACTCTCGGTATCTTTCTCTAAAACTAAATGTATAATAAGGTGTTAAAAATTTGAAATACTATTATTAAACTATAGACTGTTAATCCAACAAATACTTTTCTTATCAATTTTTTCTCCCTTCAATAATATTTAGAGAAAAGATTTATATATCAAATATAATAACTGTTATTATAGTAGGGATTATATTTAGCTTAAAAATTCCTGTCGTGGATTAAAGGACGATTAAGGGACGATTAAAGGAGGATTAACATATTCAAAGAATTACTAAAAAATTAAATTTGTAATAATATATAAAGTCGATAGCGCTCGCTATCATTATTAACTTTAAAGGAAAATAAATGAAACAATTATTATTAATATTTTTTCTTATGTTTAGTCTACCTACTTTTGCTGATGAAAGAAATTGGCAAAAATCCGAACATAATGTAAACATTAAACATAACAAATTTGGTTTAAACATTCGTCAGTACGCACAAGACGATTACGACCATATTCAATTTCAATACAAACTAATGAAAAATGTTAATGTAGCATTACGATTAGCAGAAGAAGGTGAGATAAAAGAAAAAAGACCAATCATTACTCATAAAATTAATGATTACATATCTCATAGATTAGAATATAGAACATATGAGAGTGATCTAAAATCAGACTATATGAGATACAGAATTATTCTTGGTGCAAAATATAAGATGTTATGGGCTAAAGTACAACCAAGATGGAAAGTAGGTGGTGAAGGTATTCATGTAGATGGTAAGATTGATGACATCAAAACTGCTGTAGGTCTATCATTTAAACTTAACAAAAATACTACATTCAAACCTTATGTTGAATATCTTGCAGACAGTGAGATAAACAACTATAAGAAAAAGTATATGATGTTAGGTACAGCTTTAACATTTAAATTTTAAGGATAAAAAATGAAAATTATTACAGGTTTATTTTTAGCTTTATTTTCAACAGTAGTCTTTTCTAATAATATTATTAATGGTGCTGGTGCATCATTTCCATATCCACTTTATGCAAAGTGGGCTACAATGTATGAAAGAAATACTGGCATCAAATTAAATTATCAATCAATTGGTTCAGGTGGTGGTATTAAACAAATTAAAGCAGGAACAGTTGATTTTGGTGCTTCTGATGCTCCAATGAAACAAGAAGAATTAAATGAGTATGGTTTAGTACAATTTCCTGTAATCATTGGAACAGTTGTTACACCAATTAACTTACCAGGTGTTGATGTATCTAAAATGTACTTGGATATAGAAACTATATCAGACATTTATCTTGGTAAGATTAAAAAATGGAATGATGAAAGAATACAGAAACTCAATCCTGATTTAAAATTACCAAAAACTAACATTGCAGTAATTC